CAGGAACGCGAGTTTCTCGGCCAGCAAACCACAGCAGAAAATCCGACCACTCCGGCCGATGTTCAAGATCCGACCGATCCGACGGATCAGCCTGATCCGACCGATCTTCAGGAGCCGACCCCGGAAGCCGAGCCAGAACAGAAGGCCCAGCCCGAGGAGGAAGACGACATCGCCGAGAACGATCCGCGCGCCATCGCCAAGATGCTCAAGCGGATCAACAAGCTCACCGCCCGCGCCAAGACTGCCGAGGAGACCTCCGCGAAAGCGGTGTCCGATGCGGTGGCGGAACGCGAGGCCCGCATCGCCGAGCTGGAAGCCAAGCTCACCCAAACCACCCCGGCCTCTCCTGCCGAGGCGCCCGTGCCGACGTCTGCGGAAACCCCGCTGGCCCACGTCGAGAACGCCGCGCAACTCCAGGAAGAAATCGCCCGAGCCAAACGCATCCGCGCCTGGGCCATCACGCACTGGGACGGTGTCGACCCGGAGACGGGCGATCCCGTGGAAGTGCCCGACGGCAACGGCGGCACCCGAGTAGCCACGGCGGCGGAGATCCGCAGCCATTTCTCGCGGTGCGACGAGGTGCTCAGCGAACACGCCCCGGCGCGAGCGGAGTTTCTCCGGCAACGCACCGAACAAATCGAGCTGGCGCGCACGGAGTATCCGGCGCTCTTCGACACGAAGAGCGACGAACACCGGCTCTTCCAGCAAGTGCTCCAGGCGTTGCCCGAGATTCGGCGCTTCGCCGATCCCGAGGTGTTCGTGGGCGAATGGCTCGAAGGTCACCGGGCCCGGATGCAGCGCGGCGAAACGCCCAAGCCCACACCCATCAAACAACCCGAGCGCGCACCTGCTGCGCCGGTCACCAAAACGCCCGTGCCCAAAGTCTCCACCGACAAACTGGTGCGGACCAAGGCCCTTGAAGAAGTGTTCCAGAGCGGCGGCAGCTCCGACGCGATCGAGCGGTTCTTCCTGGCCACAGCAAGCCGGGCATAACCAGACCCTGTTTCTATGCCTTACACCAACCAAGTCGCCCAAGTCGGCGCACGCGAGGATCTCTCCGACATCCTCGCCGTGGCCGATGCCAAGCAAATGCCTTTCATGTCGAAGCTGCCGAAAGGCGACACTCCGACCAACATCCTCTACTCCTTCCAAGTGGACCGCTACGCGGACCCGAAGGCGGGCGGGGTGCCCGACGGCAAAGACGTCGACACCTTCTCCAACTCCGCCGAACGCCGGGCCCGTCTCGGCGCCCGGTGCGAGGTGTACCGTGAAGCGCCCATGGTGGGCTTCATCGCCGAGAACGTGCAGACCGTCGCGGGAGTTCCCGAGCGCGAGTTTGCCCGAGCCAAGCGCAAGAGCATGTACGAGATCAAGCGCAACATGGAGATTGCGATGCTCTCCAACCAGGAGTCCGCAGAGGACAACGGGCAGGACGGCAGCAAACAGCGCGGCTTCCAGAAATGGGTTCAGTCCGCCGTGCAGACCGATCTGCCCATCACCGACGCGGCTTATCGCACCCCGGCGGCGAGCATCTACAGCGGCGCACTGACGGACTTCGACGAGGACGATTTCCGCGCCATACTCCAGAGCCGTTACGAGCAGACCGGCGTTGCCAAGGAACTCGTTTTGTTCGCGGGCACCCAGGTCAAAAACGCCATCACCGACTTCGGCCGGTATGCGCCGAACAAGGCGAGCAACACCGTGATCCGCCAATTCAAAGGCGAGCTCAAGGACCGCACCTTTGTGACGGCGGTCGACCTCTACGAAGGCGACTACGGGGTGGTTGAAATCATCCCCGACCTGTTCGTCGGCGCCACCACGGGGGGCGGCGTTCCCAACATGAAACACGCGGCCCTGGTGGACATGGAGTTCATCGAGCTGCGCACCCACACCGCGCCTTACTTCCGGCCCTTGCCCGACGCTGGCGGCGGCCCACGCGGCGTCATCGACGCCATCGTGTCCCTCTGCGTCACCAGCCCTCTTGCCCACGGTAAAATCGCCGCTTCCTAAGTTATGAGCCAAGTCATCGAACTTCCCATCGAAGAAAAAGTGTCCACCGGGTGCAGTCACCTCATCAAGGTGGACCACACCGACCTGACCGAGGCCACCGCAAACACCGCGCAGGCGATCAACATCGCCCTAGCCGCCGGGTATTACGTGGGCCCCCTGGGCGGGTTCAAGCTCAAGACCCCGTTCCGCAACAGCGCGGACGCGGCCCACAACACCACCACGCTGAGCATCGGCGACAACGCATCGGCCACGACCTGGCGGACTGCGGCCGAGCTCAACGCCAACGGGAGCAAAGTGGATTTCGGCGTGTTCACCGCGACGACCGGCAAAGCCTACACGGCGGCCGACACGTTCAAGCTCACGTTCGGGTCCATGTCCGCAAAGAGCCTCGCGGCACTCAATGAGGGCGAGGTGCACCTGTTCGTGAAGCTTATCAACCTCAACAAGGTGTCCTAACCGCTTCCGCGACCCAAAGCCGTCCGGGGTGAGATCCACCCCGGGCGGCCCCTCTTTATGATCCAACAGATCGACTGGAACGAGGAGCTTGCCCCGCTTGCGGCGGAGTTTCGCGCTGGCTGGAACGCACGGGCCGCCATGGCCGAGGTGCAACAGGCGCAGATCGCCTCGGCCAACGAACGGCTTCAGCGGGCACACGTAAAGGGGTTGGGTCAATGCACGCTCTCCGTGCATCCGGACATTTATTTCGGGCTCGAAGCGCTGCACGGCAAAGGGTGCTGGGCGGACAAAGATTTCCGGAAACGGTATCTGCGCGACAACCCGCATCTCCGGGTGAAGAGCCAGAGCAAGAACACCACGCTGCGGGTGAACGGACTCCGAGCATGACGTCGCCGAGTCCCCAACAATGCAAAGCCATGAGTGTGCTCGGGTTCCTCCAGGTGCCCGCGCCGGAGGGCAAATGCGCGTGGGAACTGGAGGGGCACATCATTGAACTCGAACCCGACGCCGAGCCGCGGCTCCGGAAGATCGTCGAGGAACTGCTCAAACGCGAGAAAGCCCTGCGCCGATGAGGACCGTCACTTTCAAGAGCGTTCTTCACGGGGTGGCCAGTGCGCTGGGGCTGGATCCCGCAACCAATTTCACCTCGGCCCAAGCCGAGGGTCTCACCCGGTATATCAACAAACATCTCCGCCGGGCGTGGGAGATTTATCCGTGGCCGGAGCTGAGCCGGAGCGAACAACGCTTCTTCCGGGACGCTTATTCGGCCGCGACCACCTACGCGCTCGGCGCCGAGGTGTATGGGAACGGCGGCTATTACCAGAGCCTCCAGGCGGCGAACACCAACCACGCCCTCACCGAAACCGCCTGGTGGACGCCGCTCACGGATCTCGACCGGTCGGTCCCGCTGGAACAAGCCGGCAAGACGGTCATGGGCGAGGTGTTCAACGTGTTCACGGGCAACCCCGCCAAGACCGGCCAACCCATCCCGTTCCGGATCGTCGACGACGCCGTGACGATCGATCTCGGGCTCGTGTCCGTGTGGGTGGAATACCGGATCCGGCCCAGTGAGATGAGCGCCACCACGCATTCCACGCTCACCACGTATGCCGCCGGGGATCGGGTGTATCTCGCCGCCACGGGCCAGACGTATCGGGCGCTTGCGACCAACACCAACCAAGTGCCCAACGTGGCGCCGACCTTCTGGGCGGTGGAACCTTTCCCGTATGTGCTCGCCCCGCATGTGACCCATGCCGCGTATGCCGACGCCCTGCGCGAGGACGGGCAACACGACAAAGCCCGCATCGAACGCAGCGAGGCGAACAGCCTGCTCGACGATGAGATGGACAAAGTAAACCAGCAGCAAAGCCAAACCGCCCGCGCATTCGTCCGGGCCTGAATGCCACCTTATGAAGAATCTGAATTACGGCACCACATCCACTGGAAAAGCTGTTCCTTTACAGGGGGACGACGAAGGCAGACTCATCGTGGCGCCCAACGTCTCGATGGGCGGGGGCCCAACTGACGCAACAACTCAGCGCGTGACATTGGCGTCCAATGGGACGCTTGTAGATATTCTTGGCGATGTTGGCCACGCCCCGGCGACAACCGACGATGGCCCCGCAAGTTTCAACATGCTTTTCAAGCGCGGGCTCCAAAACTGGACCACTTACCTGTCCCGTGTTCCCGTGCTCGGGTCCGCGCTTGTGTCGGCGTCTACTCCGGTTTCAGCGCCGAAAAAACTCACCGTCAACGGGTTTGCCACGGTCGCAACAGCGACCACTTACACCAACCTGCTCGACTCTGCGGCTGGCACCGCTGCACTTGATGTCACCGACTACCAGAGCGGCGACTTGGTGATTATTTCCACGGCGACCACAGGCTCTTACACGATTCAAGCCGCGCTTGATTCAGCGTTCACAAAGGGCGTCCACACGCTGCAGGCACAGGAAAAAACGGTGCAGACCGTTGCCCCGCTCAACGCGGCTGTTACTCCGACAGCAGCGACCCGTGTGTTTCAACTGAATCTACAAGGAGTCAACTTCCTCAGGGTGAACCTTACAACCGGCCTGACGGCTGGCACCATCCGGGCGTTCGCGGTTTTGAATCAAGCTCCCTACGTTCCGTTTCAGTTTTCGTTGCCGTCTGGTCAGACTCTATCTGCTGTGACGACGGCAGGAACGCCCGCCGCGCCCACCACACCGTTTTTTCTCAACAGCGCAGCGAGCACAAACGGAGCTCTCATCATAACCGGCACCAGCGGGGTTCAGGCGTTTTATGCGACCAACATCGGGGCGACACCAGCGTTTGTGAAGCTCTACAACAAAGCCACCGCTCCGGTTGTGGGCACCGACGTTCCCGAAATGATCATTCCAGTGCCTGCCGCCGTGGGCGGGGTGCCCGGCGTCGGTGAATTTACGCCCGGGTTCAACGGATACCGGTTCGCCCTCGGGCTCGGCATCGCTGTCACTGGCGGCATGGCGGATGCCGACACCACCGCCGTCGCTGCCGGTCAGATCAAAGTGAAGCTCAGCCGCACCGTTTAACATGCCAACCATCACCATCACCAACCTCACCGCAACAGACGCCAACGGCTATCGCACCGTGACGGGCACGTTTGACGGAAAAACCCGCCGCGTGTCGCTGCCTATTGCGGAGCTTGAAAAACTCACGTTTGAGCAGTCACAGGCGCGTTTTGTGGCCGAGTTCAAAAAGCTTTTTGACGCCGAGCCCAAACCCTACCCGCTCCCCTTCTCGCAGATCACCGTCAACGTCTGACCTATTTATGAAAATCAAATCCCTTTCCATCGACTACGACAACGAAACAGTTACCTGCGCCTGCGTGTTGTTCGTCCAGGGCAACCCGGTTGTGGTCCCGTTCACCGTGCCCGAGTCGTTGCTTTACGAAGCCGCCGAAGCCAGGGGAGCCGACACCTGGGAGAACGAAGACGTTTGCCTTGTGGGCAGCGCGATCGTCGGTCAACCCATCAGCCTCTAATGTCCGCCGACCCGGATCTCCTCCATCTGCTTCCCGAAGCGGGCCCCACGGTGCTCTTGGCCGTGGCGGTGCTGGCCCTCTGGAAACGGGACGAGAAACGCGACAAGGAACGCTTGGAGATCGGCACCCGGCGCGATGATCGCATCTCGGCGCTTGAGGCCAAGCAGGATCTGCACGCTTCCCAATACCGGGAGCTCGCAGAACGAATGGCCGATGTGGTGTCGGAAACTAAACATGTCATGGAGAAGGTGCTCCAAAAGCTGGGATGAACCGGTGGCTGGTGCCGTGGCTCGTGGCTGCGGCCCTCGCAATCCCCGGCGCCCGGGCCGGTCGGCAATGTTACCGCGAAGCCACGGGCACCCATTGGATTTCCAGCAGCGGGATCCGACACAACAAAGAGTGCCGTTTCTTTAAAAACTGCCGAGGCCGACTCGGTCCAGCCAACGAATGCAAACCATGCAACCTTTGCGGCGGATAACCCGGTTCTCGGGAAGCGCGTTCACCCGGCAACTCGCACGCCGGGAGATCCTCGACCGTGGGCTCTCTCTCAAGTGGTGGAGCGAGTTCCAGCAGGATCTCCCCGTTTACACCGTGGCAGCCGCCGGGTTTGTGATTCCAGCGGGGTTCATGACCGACGGCGCCAGCGTGCCCCGGGCGGTGTGGGCCGTGTTGGCCAGCTCGGACCCCGATATTCTCTACCCGGCGTTTGCCCACGATTACCTTTACGCCGTGTGGGGAAAGATCCCCAACGGGCTCACGCTCACCCGGCAGCAATGCGATGAGACCCTGCGCGAGCTGATGCTGGCCATCGGCGCGCCCGCGTGGAAAACCGCCCTGGTGTATGCCGCCGTGCGGGCCGGGGGCCAGGCCGCTTGGGACCGGGACGACACCAAGAAACTCATGTTCACCTGATGCCGCTCTTGCACCGTCACATTCTCGCATCCGCCCTGCTCGCCTTTTATCTATGGCTGACTCTCAAATTCTCCCGCCCGCACGGCCTAGGCTCACCGCCGACGCGGTGAGCAAGTTGCTCGCGCATCACGGCGTGACCGAGGCCGTCGCCATGCTCGGGGTGCGCGGGTATTACCGCGACACCATGGGCGTGCCCGGCGAGAACGACCGGGGCATTTACGACGACGCGATCTTTATCCAGGCTCCGGCCGTCACCGCCGCGTTCAACGCCAACACCGACCCCAGCCGTCACCGGCAAGGGATCGCCTCGCTCCGGTGCGGCACGTGGCGGTATCGGATCGGCATTCACGGGCTCAGTAAACCGCGCAAGGACCAATACGTGGCGCTGGTCCAGGCGGCGCCCGTCACGGTGGACCGCGACAACGCCGCCGCCGAGACCGGCTGGTTCGGCATCAACATCCACCGGGGCGGGTTTGGAACGACCTCCTCGCTCGGGTGCCAGACCATTTACCCGGACCAATGGCGGGCGTTCATCGCCTCGGTCCAAGACCAACTCGCCCGCAACAATCAACACACGCTCCCTTACGTTCTCATTGAAGGCCCCGTCGCATGAACGATTTCCTGACCTCCGCCGATCCCGCAGTGTCCGACATTTTGAAGGAACTCCAGGATTGCCTCACCAACTCCAGCGGGCTGACCGATCAGCAGGAAGCCGACTGGCGCACCCGGATGTGCCTATGGTCCGGGCAGAGCGACGATGGGCGGAAATGGAAGGATCGCCTCGGGGTGGACCCCATGCCGTGGAACGGCGCGAGCGATCAGAGGGTGCGCGCCGTGGACGAGGTCATCAACGAACAGGTCGCCCTCATGCTGGAGGCGTTCTCGCGTTCCATGGTGCAGGTCACTTCCAGCCGGGGCGATAGCATGGGCGCGTCCCAGCTCGTGAACCATATCCTCACATGGCTGTTCAAGGTCCATCTCCGGAGCGACCTGGAGCGCGAGCTGGAGCTCTACGCCAACTACCGCCAGCAATACGGCATGGCCGTGATGGGCGTGTGGTGGGAACAACGGCGGCAACTGGAGAACGAGGAGATCGACCTGGAGAAGACCTATGCGGACGCCCAGGAAGATCCCGAGAAACTCACCAGCCTCGCCCTGCTCGTGGAGAAACTCCAGGATCCGCTGGCCGAGGAGGAAATGCTGGCGTTCATCCGGGGTTATTCCGAGAGCATCTCCAAGAAACAGGCCCGGGTGATCCTCAACGAACTGCGCGAGACCGGCCGCAGCCTGGTGCCCCGCGAGACGATGCTTTCCTCGCTGCCGTGCTGGGAGGCGCTCCGCCCGTTTGTGGACGTGTTCTTTCCCGTGGCCACCAAGAGCATGCAGGCGGCCCGCTGGATCGCCAAGATCGAATGGGTGACCGCCACCGAACTGGCCGACCGCGCCACCACGGACGATTACGACGAGGAGTTCATCGACGCCGCGCTCAAAACCAAGGGCAAAGATTGGGAGGGCAACATCCTCCAGACCGCCACCGACTGGACCCGGGCCCGCCGGGGGTCCACCAGCCCGTTCCTTGAGGATGTGGAGGATCTCATCCAGATCTTTCACGTTTACCGCCGGGGCACGGACACCGACACGGGTGTGCCCGCGATTTATTGCACGGTCATCTCGCCGCATGTGCCCAAGCTGGCGGCGAAACATGAGTTGCTCCCCTACAAACACGGGCGGTTCCCGTTCGTGGCCGGGGTGCGCGAATACGTGGGCCGGTCCATGAGCGAAAGCCGGAGCGTGCCGGAGCTGGGGAAATCCCTCCAGGACAGCATCAAAGCCCAGAGCGATGCGCGGACGGACTACACCAGCATCGCCACCATCCCGCCCGTGATCGTCCCTCCCAACCGGGGAAAAACCCGGCTGGAGTTCGGGCCCGGGGTGCAACACACCGAACGCCGCTCGGGCGAACTGCGCTGGATGGCCCCGCCGCCGGGGAACCTCGGGGCGTCGGTGGAGGTGGAGCGCAGCAGCCAGGAACGGCTCGACCGGTATTTCGGGCGGAACACCCAGACCGTCAACCCGGTGCTCTCGCAGCTTTTGCAGACCCGCTTGGTGAACAAGTTCCTGAGCGAGGTGCAGGAGATGGCGACCCAGACCGTGCAACTTGCCCAGCAGTATCTCCCGGAGACCACCGTGGAACGCATCACGGGCGGGCAACGGGTGCCGTTCAGCGTGAGCCGGGACGAGATCCAAGGCCAGTTCGATATCCGGATCGCGTTCGATGTGGCCAATCTCGACCGGGAATTGCTCAAGCAAAAGCTGGAGTTTCTCCAGGGGGTCATGGGCATGGATCAAACCGGACAGGTGGACCGGGCCGGGGCGGTCAACTGGGCCATGGGTTCGTTCGATCCGCTTCTTGCGCAGCAGCTTGTGGGCGATCCCCAGGCGGTGGCCGCGAACGAGACCGAGGACGAACAGAAGAATTTCGCGCTCATCACCAGCGGGGTGGAACCGCCCATGCGGGAGTCCGGTCAGAACTATCAGCTCCGGTTGCAGACCCTCTTGGGCATCGTCCAGCAGAACCCGGAAGCCGCGCAGAGCCTGGAAGTGCGGGCGGATCGCAAGGCGCTCTTCGAGAACCGGGTCAAACACCTCCAGTTCATGATCCAGCAGCAGACCAACGCCAACACGGGAAGGACCGGGGCGGAGCCGCTCATGGAGCCGACCGCCTGACGAGCCTTCATTTCCCGCTTTTCCGTGGTTTCCGCACCGCAGCTTTGCCAGCGGTGCCGCCCCGCTTTCACTGTCTTTCCCGTGCGTTACGAACGAGCCACACAGAACGATGCCGAGAGCCGCGTGGACGGCGATGCGTCGTTTGTGGGGGTCAACACCAAGCTGGCCCGGGAACGCCTGGAGCCGGGCTGGTGCGCCGCTGCGCTGAACAAGGTGTTCGTGAACGGATCCGCCACCACCCGCGAAGGGTTCCGGATGCCGGCCGAACACCGCGTGGGCACGGCCGCTTTGCCCGCTGTCACGTTTGTGCGCGGGTCGGGGATTTATTCGGATCCGGACGGCGTGGAATATCTCGTCCACGCGGGGAGCGATCGCGCTTATTTCACCCGGGAGGGGAGCTCCGGGTTTTCGATCCCGTACACGGGGCTGGTGACCAGCGACCCGATCGACGTGGTGCAGGCGTTCAACCAGGTGCTCCTGTTCCGGGGTCCGGGCAAGGTGCCTTGGGTGTGGGACGGCGAACTCACGACGACGTTTGTGGAGGCATCGCAGGTGGACCCGGGCGCGGGCCTGAGCCCGATTCCCGGAGCGACCACGGCCGAGCTCATGGGCAACCGGTTGTTTGTGCCGTATTCACGGGATCAGATCGCCGTGTCCGACCTGCTCGATTACACCGCGTTTGACGCGGCGCTGAACGATTTCAACGTGAACTCCGGGTCCGACGACGCGATTGTGCGCGTGTTCCCGTTCACGAACAACGCGCTCCTCGTGTTCAAGGACCAGAGCGTTCACATCATCTCCAACATTTACGGGGATCTCTCCCAGGTCCGGCTCGACCAGATCAACCGGGAGATTGGCTGCGCGGCCCGGCGTTCGGTGGCGATGGTGGGCGGCGACGTGTTCTTCCTTTCCAGCAACGGGGTTTATCGGGTGCAACAGATCATCGCGGATCGGTTGCAGACGGCGGCCACGCCCGTTTCCGATCCCATCACGCCGTTGATTCGGCGCATCAACCCGGGCGCCCGGGGATTGTGTGTGGGCGCGGTGGTGGGGCGTTACTACTATCTCGCCGTGCCGCTCGACACGGCCACCCGGCCCAATGCGCTCCTGGTGTATGACACCGTGACGGACGCTTGGCAGGGGATTCATCAGGGACCGGCCACGGTTTCACCGACGGACCCGGCTGGGATTTATTTCGATAACCTGCTCGTCTCGGATTGGGGCGGGGAGAAACGGCTTTACGGGATGTTCTCCGGAAACAGCGATCCGGGCGGCAACGCGCAGAGCGGGGCGTTCCTGCTTTACGACGGATCCAACGACGAGGTGGGCGGGCTGGCGTATCCGATCGCGGATCAGCTGGAGACCCGGGGATACACCTTCTCGGATCACCAAAGCAAAGTGCTTCGGCGGATCAGCGTGAACCTCGAGACGTGGGCGCCCAGTGTGATGGTGGACCTGCTCACGGACGGCTACAACGAGACGACGAGCACGGGCCCGGCCATCACCAAAAGCCGCACCCGCTACTACACGCACGGTGTGCCCGACTGGAACCCGAGCAACGCCGCGCTCGATCACGCCACGCCGCGGCGGGAGGATTACTCCGTGGATTTGGCCGTGCCGATTCTGCTCGACCCGCCCGGGGTGGATTTCGACGCCCGGCAAACGCTCCTTGAGAAACGGGCGGTGTCGGCCACGGCGCGGTCCGTGTCGATGCGGATCAGCAACACGCAAGGCGTCTGCGCGGTGACGGCCACCACGGTGGAGGCCACCAACCCGCAGCGCACCCTGAAACCACTCGCATGATTCTCACAGTCACACCAGGCATCAATCTTTCGAGCGTCACCGGGCCGATCAGCAAGGCGCAGCTCAACCAACTCGGGCAGCCGACGGTGGCGCTTTCGCCGGGGAGCGTGGTGGCGTCGGATACCAATTTCACTTCGTTGCGGATTACGGACGGCGTTTATCCGTTCTTGCAGCTCACGAACCTCTCCGCGCCGACGGATAAAAAGCGATTTCGGGCGTATGTTGAGACAAGCGGAACCGTCGGCCTTGCGCGCACAAACGACGCTGAGAACGTCGGCTTTCCGCTCGCATCGTGGGACGTGAACAACAACTGCGGGATCAACCAAGGCGTGCCGCAGGCCAAGCTCCATGTTGCCGGTGGGGTTGTCGGATCTTCCGCAGGATCGAGCGCGGAGATGTTCCGCGCAGAGTGGAACAACGGGAATGTCTCGACGCTCCGACTTTTGCAGGTGCGGAACTCGACGGGGACAAACTGGGAAACCACCACCACGCGCTTGCAGCAGTTCACCGACGCAACGCCCCAAGGGTTTATCGAGTTCAACCCGGCGGGGCTGAATTACGGCGTGGCGCTGGGAACCACAAACGGAAGCAACGTCAACGCGCCAATGCTTTTCCTTACAGGAGCAGCAGGCGGGAACAACGTGGGGATCGGGACGACCGTTACTCCGGACAAGCTCAGCGTTTCCGGCAACGTGCGGCTCACAGCCAATAACACGGGCATTGTTTGGACCGACCAGAGCGGAACGATGCCTTACATGACCATGGGGTCTGACGGGAATTTCTATTTCACCGGGACCACCGCGGCAGGCGCAGGGCGCGGGATCTGGCAATGCGCGATGCGGAGCGACACTTCTCCGCTCCAGGTCAACGTGCCGCTGAAGATCGGCGCGTCGGCCATTCCGTTAAAAAGCGTGCTCAAGGCGACCGTCACGCAGACCGGCACAACCATTTCTGCCGGATCATTCCACCTAGCAAACTACACAGTAACCGGAGCCACCATTGGGGCCATGGTGCACATTCAGGAGGTCCAAACGAGCGTGACCCTCATGGCCCGCTGCAACACAAACGACTCTGTTCAGGTTTGGTATGGCAACAACGGCGCCGCCTCTGTCTCTCTGGCGACCCAGCCCATCGACATTTTTGTTTTCAACGTATGATTACCCTAGAATCCCCGCACAGCGTTCTCGTCGACGGCAAACACTACGGCGCAGTGGCGGACACCATCGCCAACAACCCTCAGCTCGCCTCCGACATCCAGCGGGCCCTGGTAGCCTACGACGCCGCGCTCCGCGCCGAACACGCCGCGCAGATCGCCGCGCTCAACCAAACCCACGCCGACGCGCTCGCGCTTGAAGCCGACAAAGCCGCCGCGCTCAAGGCCGAACGCGCCGGGCTCCAGGCCGAGCTCGACGCCAATCTCGCCTATCAAGCCCAGGTGCTGGAGAAGGCGGCGACGGTCGTGCCCGAGGCGGTGAAGACCGGGACGTTCGACGCCGTGCTGGACCTGCTCGCGTTCGCCGGCAAACCGCTCGCCGACAAACGCCGCGCCGAGGAAGCCGCGAAACTGCGCGAGCTGGAAGCGGAGATCGCGGAACGCCGCGCCAAACTCGGCCTCTAACGTTATGTCGCGCCAATACACGCTCTCGCCAAAGAAGAAGAAGAGGAAAAGTGCGCCGTCCTACAAGGACTCTGGCAACCAGCAGAGCGCGCAGGATTACGCCAACAGCCTGCTCGACTCGTTCCAGAAACGGCAGGATCAGAGTTTCGCCTCGATGCTGAAGCAGACGCCCAAGGCGATTGCGTCCACGGCGGCGGCGATGGACAAGGCCGACGCCGCATCGCGCTCGAACCGGATCGGGTTTCTTGAGGAGTTCGGCCAACGGGCCAGGGCCGCTGCGTTCAAGGCCAACCCGGAGCTGCAAGGGTCGCTCGACCGTTACAACTCAGGCACGAACGAGGCCGCCTCCGCCTTGGGCGAGGCCGCGAACGCTCCCAACGCGCTGCTCTCCTCGCTCACCGCCGAGGCCGCGAACAGACAGGGAAATGTCGCAAACATGCTGGGCCGCAGCGACCTGCTCTCTGAGCTCAACAGAGAGGCCTCACTGAATCGACCGAGCGCGGTGGGGAACACCCTCGCGGACAGCGAGCTGCTTTCCGTGCTCAACAAAAACGCGATGAGCGCGGGGCCGAGCGTCATTGGAAACACCCTCGCAGACAGCCAGCTGCTTTCGTCGCTCAACACAAACGCAATGGGGGCAGGGCCCAGCGCGATCTCCCAGGCGCTCCAGCAGAGCGCGCTGGATGAGCTGGCGCTCGGTGGCCGGCTCTCCGCCGATGAAGCCCGCAACGTGGAGCAGGCCAGCCGGGCTGCGTTCTCGGCTCGCGGATTGGCCCGGTCCAACCCGGCCATTGTCGCGGAGGTCATGAACCGGGACGCTGCGCAACGCGCCCGGCTCGGTGAACGCCGGGGATTCGCCTCCGGAGTCAACCAGCAGCTGCTCGGGGAGCAGGCGCAGAACCGGGACTTTGCATCCAACGTGGAACAAATGAACCGCGCCGCGGCGGGCCAGCGGGCGAGTTTAACGCTCCAAGAGTTGGCGCAGAACCGGGACTTTGCATCCAATGTGGAACAGATGAACCGCGCCGCGGCGGGCCAGCGTGCGAGTTTAACGCTCCAGGAGTTGGCGCAGAACCGCGACTTCGCTTCCAATGTGGAACAGCTCAACCGCTCCGATGTGGCGCAGCGCGCGGGGTTGACGCTCCAGGAGCTGGCGCAGAACCGCGACTTCGCCACCAACGTGGAACAGCTCAACCGGGCCGCTGCCGCGCAACGGGCCGGGTTCCAAACCAACCGGGCCGGTCTGCTCTCCAACGCGGTGACACTGAACCAGGCGATCGATCCCGCGCAGCAGATTCTGGCCGGACCCACCAACGCGGGTGGCGCCACGCAGGGCGGGCTCAACCTGCTCAACATGAGCCAGAGCACGCCGACAATGCTCACGGGGCTGCAAGATCAGGCTTACGGGGCGTTCCTCAACCGGGACGAAAGCCGATACAACGCGGCGCTCAACGCGGCCACGGCGCAGGACGCGGCCCGGCAGCAGGCCGGGGCGGCAAGATCCGCCGGGCAAAGCGCGATGACAGGTTCGCTTATCGGAGCCGGTGGCGCAATCGCGGGCGGGCTCATCATCTTCTGATCCATGCCGCGACTCGACGATTTGATTGAGGCCAGCCGGGCGCAGATCCGCGAGGCGTTGGAACAGTCCACCGCCCCCGTTTTGCTCTGCTCGTTTGGCAAGGACTCGATGGTGCTGCTCCATCTCCTGCGCTCGATGGGGCTGGACCTGCCCATTGTGTTCCATCGCGACCCGTGGTTTCCCCACAAATATGCGTTCGCGGATCGGATGATCCGGGAATGGAACCTGACGGTTTGGGATTGGCAGCCGGTGGCGGTGAGCCTCTGGCACGGGAAAGGCATCGTGGCGTTCACGAACCATTACCAGATCGGCCAGAAACCCACGGGTGAACCGGTGACATGCTCGGTGCCGAAGAACATTTTGCCGCCCGTGGAGGGGAAACCTTACCTGTGCGGGTTGGCGGATCTCATGCACCGGCCGACGGGCACGTTCCAATATCCGTGGGACATGGCGTTCATCGGGCACAAGTCCAGCGACCAGGATCAGATCGCCGGGCGGGTGCCGTTGCACACGGACCTTGTCCGGGTGGACCACGGGCCGACCGGGGCGTTCCCGCTCCGGCACTGGACGGACGATGATATCTGGGATTACACGGAGCGGTTCGCCGTTCCCGTGCAGACGGATCGGTATTACCGGGATGATCTCGGGTGGGATGAGTTGCCGGACAAGACGGCCAACTCGGATTACTGGACGGCCTGCATGGCGTGTATCGACCGGCGCAACGGGCCGGTGGTGCATTGCCCAAAGCTCAACCGGCAGGTGCGCAATGTGTCCGGGACGGTGGCGCATTATGAACTCCGGGCGTCGTATTTCGGGGAGGAGGTGCCGACGTGCTCCTCGAATTTCGGGGAGGCCACATGCTCTTAGTGCCCACGTTCATCGCGGCCTCCACGATTCACGGGATCGGGCTCTTTGCCGCCCGCGACATTGCCCGGGGGGAACAGCTCTGGGAGTTCACCCGGGGGATCGATACGCGGTTTGAGTTCGAGGATGTGGGCCGGTTCCCTGCCCATGTGCAACGGCGGATCCGGCATTACTGCTATGTGAACCCGGCCCGGCCCGGCGCCCTGGTGCTGTGCGGGGATGACGCCCGGTTCTGGAATTTCGCCGCCGACCCCAACGCGATCGAGGACGCGCCACCCCGGCACGACCGGGAGAGTGTGCTCGTGGCCGCCCGCCCGATTGCGGCCGGGGAAGAGCTCACTGTGGGGCTGGAGACCGATGCCGACGCGGCCCGCAAACTTTCTCACCGATAACACGCCATGCAATACAACCCTTCTGTCAACGACAACCGCGGGAACATCATCGCGAACTCCGCCGACAACGTCGCCCGCACGACTTTGGCCGGGTATCAATCCATGGCCGACGGGATTTCCCAAGCGGGGCGGTCCGTGGCCGGGGGCATTATGGGTTACGGTCAGGAGCGGGAAAGGCTGGAGAAGGAGGCGGCGTTGATCGACGGCAAGACCCGGGCTTACGCGCAGATGGGGGTGCTTTCGGATGCGGATTACGCGGCGATGGCGAAGGGCAATCTGGCCAAGAAACGGGAGATTCTTTCCCAGGCGGATGCGATTTATTTGGATCAGGTGCAACGGCAGAATCAGGGGTTGCAGGAGCGGAAACTGAATGAGGATATCCGGCAGTTTGATGTGAATCATCCGGCCGGGTGGTCGCCGAGGGCGGAGAAGTTCAATCAGGACGGCACCGAGGTGCTGGTGACACAGACCAGCCCGTTCCAAGGAAATGTGCAGGTGCTCAAGCCTCTGTCCATGCAGCCAGATGGAACGCCGATTTATGATCATCAGGGGAATGTGATCGGGCACTACATGGGGGGCAAGCCGGTGAAGGTGCCGAGCCAAGGCGTGGGCGTGGGTGCGCTGTTAGGCTGGGGCGTTAATCCTCCTGCGCCCGGGTCCGCGACTCCGGCACCCACAGCAAAGGGCAAGCCAACGCACGGGCAGGTGCAATACCAAGGCGGTCACCGCTACGTTTACAACGCGAACACCGCAACTTGGGAGTAGACATGCAAAAGCCTCCCTATGATCCGAGCCGGCCGTTTGACGACAAGCCGCCGTTCGATCCAAGCCTGCCGACATCGGACAAGCCGCCGTTTGATCCCAGTCTGCCGACATCGTTCGGCGGTGGCCGGGCACGGGTGACGGTTTACAACAATCACGAGGATCAATACGGCTCGGAGTCCGCCCGGAAGAACCCGCTCACGGGCAAGCGGCAGTCGCAGGAAGGCGTGACGATCGCGGTCGATCCCAAGGTCATTCCTTACGGGAGCCGCGTGAAGATCCCGGCGCTGGCGGATCTCACGCCGAACAGGGACGGGGTGTTCATCGCTCATGACACGGGCGGCGCGGTGAAGAGCCGGAAGGCGTCCGGCGGTAAGGAGCCGGTGATCGATGTGTATGTGGCCGGGCAGAACCGGCCGGAGGCGAATGCCCGCATGGCGGCGCTGGATTCCGCGATCGGGCAGATGAGCAACGGCTCAGGAAATTTGGACTTTGAGTTGCTCGACCCTGCGCCCGCTCAGAAACTCGACGGGGACACCGGCACGGGCCGGATCCGTTCGGGGCTCTCGACGTTCGCGCAGACGGCCGAGGCCGGGCTGGGCAAGGCGGTGGAAGGGCTCGGGACGCTGGGCGCTCAGGTGGTTTCGGCATGGAACGGCACGGGCACTCCGCAGGAGGCCGCCGCCGAGGAGCGCAGTTTGCGCCAGATCATCGCCAAGGCGAAGGCCGCGCCGGATTTCCCGCAGAAAGACGCCCGGCTCTCTGAGCTGGAACAACGGCTGGCCACGCTCGGTTCGTCGAAGGAGATTCTGGATGTGCCAGATGCTATCCGCTCAGCAGGCCGGTCGGTGGTGGCCGATGCGGAGGACCGGTTCACGCCCAACCCGGCTTATGCAGGGGAGTTTTTCGCTGAGACGGTGCCGCAAGTGGCCGGGAGCGCGGTGCAGTCGGTGGCTCCGTTTCTGGTGCCCGGGGTGGGCCCCGCGCTGGGAACCGCGCAGGCGTTTGCGCAGACTTACCAGGACACTTACGAGAAGAACCGCGCCAAGGGGGTGGATGAGGACGAGGCGATCCGCAGGGGGTTACTCAACGGGATTGTGTCCGGTGGCCTGGAGCCGATCGGCGGGGGGATTGTGGCGGGTGCAATGAAGAAGCTCGCCGCCGGCAAGGCGGCGCAAGGGGTGGGCCGGGCGATCGTGCAAGGCACGGCGGGCGAAGGGGTGACGGGTTCGTTGCAGGAGACGGCTTCGCAGGTGATCAGCCAGGAGCAGCTCAACCCGATGGAGATTGCCAAGGCCGGGGCCCTGGAGGCGCTCGGGGGTTTCATGATGACGGGCGGTGCCGCCGGTGTGGGCAGGGTGGCGCAACGGTTTGCCACGCCGCAGCCAGGCGACCAAGCCGCCGCGCCTGCGCCCGCAAACCTCGCTTCGCTTTCGGTGGGTGCCACGGAGCTCACGCCCGAGGAAGCCGCGCTCTTTGCCACGGCACCCGCAGCGCAGGCGGTGCCCGCCCCGGTGGCAGCGCCTGCCCCGGTGGCAACGCCCACCCCGGTGGCCGCGCAAGCTGCACCCGCAACGGCGCAGCCAGATCCGACCGATCCGTCTAATCCGTCCGATCCGACCGATCCGCAGCCCAATGAGCAGAACAACCAAGCGCCCTTACCGGGACAGTCGCAGCTTCGACCCGCACTGCCGGAACAACAACGCGTGCAACTGGTGCCGGAGCAACCGCCTGCACAAACACCGCAGGCAGAAACTGCGCCACCCGTTGCCCAGCCCGCTGGACCCACCAACGCCCAGCCCGTAACCACGCCCCCTCCGCGCAAACCCACCCAAGCCGAGCTAGCCGAAGCCGCCTACCGTGCCGAGCTCCAAGCCGAGCTCGACGCCGTCAACGAAGAGAACACCGTCGGTCTCGCCGACGCCCTGCGCCGCATCGGCGGGCTACCCTCCAAGAAAAGCCGCCACTTTGGCGAATGGTCCGGCGAACTCGCCATGCTCATCGAGGAACGCCAAGGCGCCCGCAAACGCTTCGGCAACAAACGCCTCTTCGAGAACCTCTTCGACGACGAAGCCCGTTCCATGGACACCGTCGCCGAGGGCCTGCGCGAAGAAGGCTTCGATGTGGCCGGTGCCGACGACGTGTTCCGCCTGGTGGATCAGTGGATGCGGACCAACAAAGAACCCCGAGCCGCCCTCACCAACATGGGCGCCGAGGAATCCATGGCCGGGATGCCGTTCTCCAAACAAACCGCCACGGCCGACACCCCGGCACTCCCGCCCGGCGTCCTCACCCAAGCCAAGGCCTCAGTCAAAACCCTCTTCTCCCGGGCGGGTATGAACCCCTCGACCGTCTGGCACGCCAGCCCCGACGCCATTCCCGCCGGGGTGGGCGGCGACCTGGTCCGCGCCGAAGCCGCCGCCGGTCGCGCCGTGGAAGGGTTCTTCCTCGGGGGCCGCGTGCATCTCGTGGCGTCCGGCATCGCCCAGGGCGCCGCCCAGTTTGGCATCCCGTTTGAAACCCGGGCCCAACAGGTGGCGCTCCACGAAACCGTGGGCCACGACGGACTCGGGGCCGTGCTCACCTCCAAGAGCCGCCGCGTTTTCAACAGCATCGTCGATGGCGTTTACACCCGGATCCCAAAAGCCGAGCTTTCCCAGATCGCCCGCGACTACCAGGCCAACGTGGCCACCCCGCAAGGCCGGGCCGACGTGGTCACCGAATATCTCGCCCGCCAAACCGAGCCGGGAATTCCCAGCCAAGGCATTGTCGCCCGCGCCATCGCCAAGATCCGCGAACTCCTGCGCGAGGTGTTCCCCAAGCTCCGCATGACCGACGGCGACATTGTGGCGTTGCTCAACGCCGCACGGAACCGGGTGCAGTCCGGGCGCTCCGATCCGAACGGGATCCGGTTTTCCATGCGCGCCTTTCACGGCACGCCCCACAAAGTGGACCGGTTTAGCACAGCAAAGATTGGGACAGGGGAAGGTTCGCAGGCTTACGGATGGGGGCTGTACTTTGCGCAGAATCAAGCCGTTGCGGATCAATACCGAAACAACCTAAGCTATGTCGATTCGGACCAAATGTTGATCGACGGCAAGCCCATCAACTCCGTCCGTGGATTGTCAGACGATGACCGATTTGCGCTCGAACAACTCAAAAACTACGGAAACCTAGAAGCAGCAATTACCAACACCGCACCAGACGCACCTTTTCCAAATAATAAGGCACACGAACGCCTTAAAAAATGGAAACAAGACAACAGAATCACACATCCCCGTGCGGGCAACATCTACACCGTCGAGCTCCTGCCCGATGAAGCGGATTTTCTGGACTGGGACAAGCCGCTGAGCGAACAGCCGGAGACGGTTAGGATGGCGCTGAAGCCGTTCATTGAGCCACACCCAAAAGGACTAACAGAATCAACTGGTGCCCCCGGGTTTGCTTGGAAGAAAACTGACAGAGGAGTGGGGACCGGAGTCGGAATTTATTGGGGACTAACGAAAATGTTAGGCGGAGATAAGGCCGCTTCAGAATATCTTAATTCTTTTGGAGTCCCAGGCATCCGCTACCTCGACGCAAACAGCCGAGACGGCGGCAGCGGAACTTCTAACTTCGTCGTCTTCGACGAGAACCTTGTTCAGATCCTCGAAGAAAACGGGGCCGTGGTGACCACCAATCCCGACGGCTCCAAGCCGCAGGAGATCCGATTTTCCAAGGTGCCATCGCAGGCGCAAACCGAAGCCGCCGCCGCGTCCCCGGAGAAACGCCGGGGCCATGTGGAGACGGTGCGCCGGATGCTGGAGGTGACGCCCTCGGTCTCCGACAACGTGGAGAGTTTCTACAGGGCAACCACCGCCGAGGAAGTCAACGCCAAGGCCAACGAGACAATCGACACCGCCGGGGTGGACAAGGCCAAGGATCTGTTCATGAACAGCAAAAAGGCCGACGAGAACACGCTCGCGCTGGGGCATCACGTCGCTCTCCGGCTCCAAGCCATGGACCGCCACGCCGAAGCCACCCAGGTGCGGATCAAGATGGCCGAGAACCTCACGTCCCCGGCGCGGGCCCTGTGGTATATCTCCACGATCGCCAAGACCACGCCCGAAGGCATCCAATCGTTTGCCGAGAGCGTTACCCGGACGGCAGCCAAGGATATGGGGCCCGAGCTGGCCGCAGCCTACGAGAACATCGCCGCGCTCCAGGCCGAGCTGGCCAAGGTGAAACGCAAACTCGGCGCGGAGACGGTGCTGGAGATTCAAGACTACCTCCGCTCCCTCAAACTCACGCCCGAACGGCTCACCGAACTCAACACCAAGCTGCGCGACGCGCTGGTGCTCAGCCCGGAGAACCCGGGGAACGCCCGGAACAAGATCGTCGGGATGCTGGTCAACTTCGGGATGGAGAACAAACAGGCCACCAAGCTGGCCGAACAGGCGATCCGGCAGTTCACCGCCAAGGCCAAGAAAGTGCGCGAGAGCCTCATCAAGAAGATGTTGGCCGGGGTCAAAGCCCGCAAGGAACGGGTGCCCAAGAGCGTGCTGGAGAAGCTGATGCTCCTCAACAACGAGGGCAAGCTCACCGATGAGACCCTGCACGCGCAGATCGCCAAGGCGCTGGGCGTGCCGGTGTTCAC